GTGCCTTCTCTTTTCCTCCTTCCCAGGTTCCCTCTGGCCCAAAGATATTGTGATATCTAGCAACCCTAACAGGAATACCATGGTTACGACTAAACGAAAAGTATAGTCGTTCAGAAAAGAGTTTTTCCCATCCATATTCTGAGTCTGGGTTTGCGGGGTATGCTGATTCTTCACGGCAGTCAGGGTTATCAGGATCCAGTTGATTGTGCTCTGGGTACATGCAAGCCGAAGAACTATAGAAAATTTTGGTAGGTTGTTCAAGAGCAGGACGATTACATTCTGTCCACTCTTTTACCTCACCATTGAAAGTCTCGTTGAGTTTACGAACTTCCTCAAGTACATTAAGGTTAATAGAACAAGAGTTGTGCATGACATCAGCGTCATGATCACCACTGAAAATATAACCCGCTCCTCCCATATCAGCGGCAAACTGATAGATCTCATCAAAAGGACGAACAAACCGATAAGGAATATCATTATAGAAGTTTCCTTGCTCGCCCTTAAATTGAATGACGCGACGAACAAATTCTGTGTCGCGCAAATCTCCTAGGACAAACTCATTTGCCCTAGTAGAGGAAAATTCCGGTTGCTTAAGATCAACTCCACGAACCCAATATCCTTCTTCGCGGAGTCGTTTTACCATATGACTTCCAATAAAGCCACCTGCACCGAGAACCAGTGCAGTTTTTGTATATTCAGACATGATAAGTGAATTTTACTTTAGTATTATATCAGATACCGAGTTTATATGCGATCTTCTCCGCAAGTTCTTCAACTCGCTTTTCTAATGCAGCAATTCTATCTGCATCTGCGCCCCCGCCACCACCACACTTATCGTGTGCTTTTGCTTCAAGTGCTTGAAGTCTTCCTTCAACCTCAACATCGTACTTGGACATTGCTGCTCCAGAAGCAGATTTTGCTGCTGTTCCTTTTGTTGCCATAGTAATCAAACAATTCTATGTGACTATTTAGATACAACGTCCCTGACATAACAAGGAACACCTTCGCACCAGACTCAACGTAACGATAGGGGAAGCGTTCGAGAAGGACTTTCATTGAACTTCGATGGTTTCAAGATCATTATACACGTATTCCATGAGAATGTCATAGTCATCCATGGGATCTCCGGAAAAAACCACACCGCTGTTCTCATAAAACTTGCGTACTTTCTTGAAAAGTTTTGGGTTCTTTACATCGAGAAAGAATTCTCCATTTGCTGCACTTCGGAGAGTTTGTACGTCCTTCTTGAATTTGCTAGTCAGTGTCATTGTCTTGTGTGTTGACGAGTCAAGTATAACTGACTTATGTATCCTTGTCAATAGGGGTTGCGAGGATCGAACTCGCCTTAGGCAAATTATGAGTTTGCTGCATTCACCAGATTGCTAAACCCCCAAGGTAGGACTGCTGGGAGTTGAACCCAGTTCACACCGTTATAAGCAGTGGGCCTTAACCAATAGGCGACAGTCCCTCAAAATCTTGTGCAGGTATCATGACTGCAGTGTTTTTTCCATTAGTGATTGCAATGTGCTCACCATTTTCTACACGGGCGATCATCTCATCCCAGCGTTCTTGAAATTCTTCAACTGTGTAAGTTTCCATTACTTACCTACCAAGGCAAACAAACCATGCGAATAGAATCCTAAAACAATGGATCCCAAGATCGCGCTTATAATTGTAGCAGTTTTGTTGTGTTTGTCAATTGCTTTATCGATCATTTCCTGGCACTGTTTTTCAGTAACATAGTGCTCAGGTTTAATCTCATCCATCCTGTTTGACATTGGGCAGGTTACTCATAGGATCCGGTAACCCAATTGTAGTAATGTGTAACAGTATGATACTAGTTAGACATTTAAGTATCTCTTAAGAGTTTTGATATCAATACAATAAACGGTGAGACTCGGATTTGAACCGAGGGTGCCCGTGAAGACACGTCAGTTTTCAAGACTGATGCAATAAACCACTCTGCCACCTCACCCAAGAATTTCCAACAAACCAGCGTGCAATTTACGATGGCAGGGAGCGCAGAGCATATAACATTTGTCTATCTCTGCTTGGATTGTCTCCCAACTATATCCCTTACCAGCAAGATAAGAAACATCTCTTTTTTTAGTCGTTTCATCAATGTGATGAAAGTCAAAGCAAACAGGAGGATGATAATCTCCACACGCTTCACAGCAACCTTTGTTAAGTTTAAGTTGGTTAAGTTTCTCAACCGCTAACTTTTTCTTTTTTTGTTCTCTAGCGTACTTTTGTTGTTTAAACTCAGGAGATTGTTTTTGAGCCCAAAGACGCTGTGCTTCTCTTTGTTTTTCTTTATCCTTGTAAGGCATCGTCTTTGTTTGGGTTCGCTTTATTATATAGGAAAGTTGAACCTCTGCCAACCTTCCAAACAGTCTATGATATAAAATTAAACCATCCGGTGACTATGTATTTTGTTTGGGTTTTACTTGTAATACCTCTATGAGGGTGAGTAAAATATGCAGGCCACAAAAGAGTATCACCTGTACGTGGTTGATATCTTTTAAATATATCATCCAAGCGAGCACCCTATCACTTAAGTTTGGTTCGCTTACAAGTCCTGGGTTTTCAAAATGAAGTTTGAAATATCCTTCATTCGGATAATATCTTTGAATTTTGAAAACGTGATGTAAATTCCATTTTGTCAGCAATTCAGATGAAGGAAAGTATTTTACGTATTCACTTGCTGCATCGTGAAGATATTTTGAGATCCAGTATACACCATCACTTTTCTTAAAATCGCCAAGAATTTCAGTATCTTTTTTTTTATTAAAATCAATATGATATCCAGCATAACCTTCAAATTGAAGTTCTGAATGAGATTCAAAATAATTAATTATTTTCTTACAATTATTTTTTGGGACATGTCCCTTCATATGTAAGATGTGGTTTTTTGGGAACATCATTCCAATGCCTAATCACTCCATTAATAATAAAAAGGTTGGTAACCAAGTAAGAAATAAAAATAAAGGTGCGTATGCAAGCAATAAGATCTGCTTCTCTGTCGTTTCGTCCATACTTTTCACCAAGTGCTTTTGCCCAAATACGCCAAAGGTTCTTCATCTAACATCAAAATCTAACTTACGAACCTTTCTTTTCCTTCTCTGTTCTTGATAGAGAAGTTCTTCTCTTGAGAAATGACTATCAATCTTTTTCTCAACATTATTGGATACCATAACAACTTTACTCAAGTCTACAGCACCAACTTTGTCATCCACAACTCTCATTTGATTAGGACAACCACAGAACTGAACTTTGCTATTGCTTGTCAGTTCTGTTCTGCATTCTTTGCATCTGACGGTAATCATTTTTCATAGTCCTCCTAGGGGAATGCAAGATGACGGGATCGAACCGCCGGCCAATTCGGTGTAAACGAATTGCTCTACCGCTGAGCTAATCTTGCTGGCTCCTCCACCTGGACTCGAACCAGGGACAGGGTGATTAACAGTCACCTGCTCTACCAACTGAGCTATAGAGGAATATAGTCCCGAAGGACAAGCGGGATATCGGACTCGAACCGACGACATTCAGCTTGGAAGGCTGACGTTCTACCACTGAACTAATCCCGCGAGGCAGGTACGGTAGGACTCGAACCTACAGTCGGCACTTTAGAAGAGTGATGCATTATCCATTATGCTACGTACCCAGAAAGAAGACTCAGATCTCTGACTCAGAGTTTTGTGTTGTGTCTTCGAGTACAATATAGTCCATTCCATCCATTTTGTCAAGATCGAACCATTCGTACCATTCATCCATCATTGCAAGTCTATCATAGATTTGATCAACTGATTCGGTTGTTCCCATCTCTTCAATACGTTTGATGGCCCAATCACGAGCTTGCATCACCACATCCGTCTCCATAATAATCTTTTCTGAAGTATCTGCTGAGGATGTTGCTATTATAGTATTTGGGTTCTCCTGTGTCAAGAGATTCGGTAAGGACTCCGTTGATGAAGAGTTGTCTGGTTTCTTCAAAATTAGTTTTGCCCTTCGTCTTATGAAGACTGATAATAGATCTGCTAAAATTTTGCTTGCCGAATTTGATAATATCTTCCTTAAGTTCTGGACAAGAACCATAATACTTTTTCCAATCAGATTCAGATTTTACTTTTCTTTTTTTACCTCTTGGAGTTCTAAACTGCCAAAAGTATTTCCTACCGATGTACTGGCGATTGTTTGAGAGATTTGTAATGAGATAGACAAAACCGAAGTTATCGTCAATATTCTCAGATAAAAAAGGGGTTCCCTCAAAATACCATGGATTTTCATAATCACATTCGATACTCATCAATAGCGTCTAGCACCATGTTGACATATTTATGTGCTAAACCTCTTGCTTCTTCCCCATACTTTCCTTCTTCCCAGTAGAGTTCATTTTTAATTTTCTCTACTTTCGTTTTGATCTCTTCAACAGTAATTTGATTACGTGGCATACAAGGGGATATTACTCCCCTTATGTATAGCAATAATCAGAGTTGGAAACCACTGAATGTGTCCTTTTTCACATCTTGCTTGATACCACCAACAACATAGGACTCTACCTCAGTCTCCTGGGGGGCAACCTGAAGTCCCTTAGAGGAGATCCAGTGCTGTGTCCAGGGCAGTGGGTTAGCCGATGCAGCAATATCATATTGTGGTTTCAGTCCGATTGCTTTCAGACGACGATTGGCAATCCATTCAACATATTGCTGAAGAAGTTTATCATTAAGTCCGATCATTGAACCGTCCTTGAACAGATAATCTGCCCACTTCTTCTCTTCGTTAACAGCACGATCAAACATCTTATAAGTCCACTCTTCCTCTTCCTTCATGATCTGCTTCATTTCAGGATCATCACCTGCTCTCCACTTGTTCAGAATATTCTGAGTGATTGCTAAGTGTTGATTTTCGTCTCTTGCGATAAGAGAGATGACTTTAGCTGATCCTTCCATAAGCTTAAGTTCACCAAAGGCGAAACTACAAGCAAAGCTAACGTAGAACCGAATACCTTCAAGAATGTTAACGTTTGCGACTGCTCTGTAGAGTCTACGCTTGACATCTTTGATCTCCCATTGTGCGGTAGGTGAATCTCTGAAATCTTCCTTCCACATCTGTCCGTTGCCCCAGTTTTGAGCACCGTTGATGAAGTCATCATATGCCTCTGTAACGCTGCTAGCACGCTCCAGAATACGCTTGTCGGTGACGATCTTATCGAATACCTCTGAGGGATCCGCATAGACGTTCTTGATGATGTAAGTGTAGGAGCGACTGTGGATCATTTCCATAAATCCCCAGACTTCCATACACGCTTCCAATTCAGGAAGAGAGCAATAAGGAATGAATGCCATTCCAGGCCCTCTACCCTGAATTGAGTCCAGCATAATCTGATACTTCAGATTAGAAGTGTAGATGTGCTTCTGCTCTGGACGAAGAGTTTGATAATCTCCACGATCTTTCTGTAGAGACACCTCTTCGGGACGCCAAAAGTATCCAAGTTGTTGGGTAGTCAGTTTATCAAAAACTGGATACTTATAGGAATCATACCTCTGGACTCCCAGAGGTTTTCCAAAAAACATCGGTTGCTTTTTGGTATCTACTTGTTCTGTATTGAAGACAGTCATCCCTTTGACTTCTGTCTTCTTGTCGTCTATGGATGAAACCTTAAACTGCACAGGATTCACACTCTCCCTCCTCGGCTTGTTCTAATTCTTGCAAGATACTATTCAGTTTTTCTTTGTCGTCCTCTACTTCATCAGACTTTAGATCATTTGTATTCTGGTAGTAAGAGGTTTTCCAACCGTACTTATATGTAGTCAAAAAGTCTTGTGCCATGACGGACACTGGGACTTCATTATCAGGATAATGTTCTGGATTGTAACTCCAGTTACCAGAAATTGCTTGATCAAAGAACTTTTGCATCACAGCAACAACATTAATATAACCCCTATTGTTAGGCATATCCCACAAAAGGGTATAATTATTTTTAAGAGTCGCGTAAGACGGGACGATCTGTTTAAGCGGGCCCTTCTTGCTCTTCTTAACGGACAAATAGTCTCTAGGTGGCTCGATTCCATTTGTTGCGTTTGACACAACGGAACTGCTCTCTGATGGCATCTGAGCAGACAATGTTGAGTGCCGTAAACCGTGGGTGGAGATAGACTCTCTAAGACTTTCCCAATCATGTGCTAACTCTTGACTAGAAATTTCATCTACATCTTTCTTGTAAGTATCGATAGGAAGAATGCCGTCTGCATACTTAGTGCGTCCAAAATATTCACAGTGTCCCTTTTCCTTGGCAAGTTGATTAGACGCCTTCAGAAGGTAATACTGGAAGGCCTCAGCAAGTCCATGAACTGCATCCCATGCTTCTTGATCACCATAATTATATCCAAGTTTTGCCAAATAGTGTGCCAAACCAATGAATCCAATACCAAGCGATCTTCGTGCCCTTGTAGCGATTTCTGCTGCCTTTACAGGGTACTTCTGATAGTCAATTAGTTCTTCCAGTCCACGAACAGAAAGATCACAAAGATTCTCAAGTTCTTCATCAGATTTGACTTTGCCAACATTGATGGCAGACAGAATACAAAGTGCAATCTCACCATACTCATCATCAATATGATTCAGAGGATAGGTTGGAAGAGTGATTTCTTGGCAGAGATTAGACATCTCAACCTTATCTTTAAAGGAGGAATGAGAGTTGCAGTGATCAATGTTCATGATGTAGAGGCGTCCAGTCTCTGCACGTTCCTTCAGGAGATCAAGGATCAGTTTCTGTGCCCCGATAGTCTTTCTTGGAACAGACTCATCTCGTTCAAAACCCACATATAGATCATCGAACCTATCAGTACCAAAAGCGTCATATAGACCTGGTACGTCATGCGGTGAGAAGAGGCTAATCTCTCCATCCTGGATGAAACGTTCGTAGAAAAGTTTTGAAGTCTGGATTGAATAGTCAAGTTTTCTTACACGGTTGTCTTCGGTTCCTTTGTTGTTTTTGAGGACGATGATGTCTTCGATTTCTTGGTGCCAGATTGGAAAGTGAACCGTAGCTGATCCACCTCTGATGCCATTTTGAGTGCAACATCTGACAGTTGATTCAAACTTCTTGAGAAACGGAACAACACCAGTGTGCTGGACTTCTCCACCTCGGATCTTACTGTTGATGCCACGGATTCTGCCTGCGTTGATACCGATTCCCGCCCTTTGTGCAACGTACCGGCCAATTGCCATATCAGAAGTAAAGATAGAATCGAGGGTGTCATCAACATCAACAAGCACACAGCTAGCAAATTGTCGAAGTGGAGTTCGCACTCCTGCCATGATAGGTGTGGGAATGTTGATTTTGTGCTTTGAGATTGCGTCATAATACCTCTTG